CGAAGGAACATTGTAGTACGTCCAGCTTTTACGTGTCAAATTACGTTATAGCTGGAATGGGCATAAAAACCTTTGCCCACTCACCCTCTCCTAAAACCAAATCTGGTTCTGGGGGTGCTGTGTCTTGTGCTGACTGCAGAATTGCAGCGCGTGACACTGAGAAGACGCTGATCAATGGCCTCAAGTTGATTAGGTTACGCTTTCGTCTAGGACGAGGCGAGTTACCTTTCTTGCAGGTCTGCGATCTTAAGTGCTATCTTCTCTCTCTCCTCGGCGGTCGAGAGGTCTCCCTATTTTCTTTAGGAGCTCCCGTTCGCCGCTTTCCTCGCGTTCAGACCGGCTGGACAGTGGAGGGCTTTCCCATTCTGAATAGGCTTTCTCGTAGCCACAGATGGGAGTTAGCCCACTCCGTCTCATCCCTCGGTCGTTCGCTCCCCGACGGCTGTTTCCGACATGCCCCTTCTAAGACAGAAGCGTGGGCAAAAACAGCTTCCTCCCCTCCTCCTCCCCCCTCCTCTACCCGAGAGCACAGACAATATCTTGCTTTCGTCAGGAGGACTGTTTCCCGGCTGTTTCCTAACGGCTGGGATAAGTCCCGCTACCCTGACTCGGTGTCGTCCTTTGCTCCGCATTGCTCTGCGAGAGCTGAGACCCGAGATTGGGGCTGCGATGCGTCAGCCTTCTGGGCTGACTTCGCTCCTGACGGCCAAAGTGCTCGGGCCAACTTCACTCGTCTGACCCTCCATGGTCGGCACCACCCTCTCTCATCCTCTCCTTTCGCCACCATGAAAACGTCCGATTCGCGTTTTCATTTAAGAATCAAGACTATCCCAACAGCTGGGAAGTCTAGGGTGATTGGAATCCCTTCTATGTCGTACGACATTTTAGGGCCTCTCCACAGGTCAATTCAGGGCCATCTATTTGGCCTTCGTGACTCCCCCTTCGTTAGGGGTACTGTTAGTCGCGAACGTGTGGCGAGGGTTTGCAGGGGGGCGGTGCAAACGAGTGTTGATCTTGTCAATGCGACCGATGGTCTGCGGCTGGATGTGACGGAAGCAATCCTAGGAAAGCTTCTATCCAAGGCCACCGCAGTACCCGGTCAGATCAAGAGTTGGGCCCTTGAGTCGCTATATCCGGCGCTCAACGCGGGCAAGATGGGGGAGGTTTCCCAC